CAACTCAAAACTAAAAAAACGCAAACCGGACCAGCCGTGGGCCGCACTCATGGCATCACTCGAGGATGAGGTGGGCAGCTCGGTTAATCTGGAACATTACCTGAAGCCGGTCTTGGAAAACTGGCATCTGAGGAAGCTGATCGAGGTGAGTCGCATCCACGTTGAGCGTGCAAAAAAACCGGACGATCACGGCGGGGTGGGCGCGGTGCTGGACCAAGCCGAGTCGGACATTCTCGAGCTCAACTCGGCGAGGGCGCCGGATCAGACGGTGGACTTGGGCGCAATGGTGGACCGGGTTTATGGGGAGATACAAAACTACGAGCGCGGCGAGGGGCGCCTGACCGGTCTGGACACCGGCTTTGTATATCTCAACAAACAGACCAGCGGCTTTCAGGATCGGCAGATGATCCTGATCGCCGGGCGCCCAGGAATGGGCAAGACCTCGTTTGCCACCAACATCGTGGCCGATCTTTTGTTCAAACAAAAAGTTCCGGTCGCGTTTTTCTCGATGGAAATGTCCGGCATCGAGTTGGTGGAGCGGATCGTGTTTGCGCAAGGGTGGTGTAATTACCAGCATTACCGCACCGGGTATGCCGACAAGTCTGACCTGACTCATTTGCTGCCGATTTGTGAGCAGTTCCGGAAAGTGCCGCTTTACCTCGATGACACCACCCAGCAAAGCATCCTTGACATCCGGGCCAAGTGTCGGCGGCTCAAGGCGCAGCACGGCATCAAACTGGTGGTGCTCGACTATGTGCAGCTTATCCGGGGATCGAGCCGCCAGTACAACAACCGTGAGAGTGAGATCGCCGAGATTTCAAGGGGCATCAAGGCGCTGGCCAAGGAGCTGGAGCTGCCGGTGCTGGGTCTTGCGCAGCTTAACCGTGCCTCGGCCCAGAAGGGCCACTACGCGCCCTCGATGGAGGATTTGAGGGAATCGGGCCAGCTCGAGCAGGATGCCGATCTGGTGGCCATTCTGGCCGATGCGCAGCCGCGTAACAACACGGAGCGGGACATGTGGGAGAGCGAGGCGTGGGATGGAAAAAAGAGACGCAACCTTGTGATCGTCAAGCAGCGCAACGGTCCCTGCGGCAAAAGCGAATACATTTTTCACAAGTCTTCCATGCGCTTTGCGCCTTATGTGGAGGCTGATGAAATGACGGAGAAATAATCAAATGGTACATGTAACAATAATGGGAAGGTTGGGCAAGGACCCGACCGAGTATAAGGAATACGGCAATGTGACCAACTTTACCGTGTGCTCGTCTCGCGGTAAAAAATATGAGCCGGAGTGGTACAGTTGCAGCGCGTGGGATTCGACGGCGGATTTTATCCGCAAATACTTCAAGACAGGTTCGGGCATTGTCGTGCACGGCACACAGGTCAGAAACGAATGGGAAAAGGATGGCCAGATTCACCACGATGTTGAAATCACGGTGCACAGCGTAAATTTCCCCCTATCGGGTGGAAGAAAGAAGGAGGATGGCGAGGAGGTAATTCAACCTGAAATTACCGAAAACAATGGCCAGGCTATTGTCGCGCATTGTCCTGACATAACAGCAAATAACAAATAAAACAAATGGCAGATAAAAACAAAAAAACAGAAGAGGCCGCTCCGCAGGATGCAGTCATGGATCAGAACGTAAACGCATTAAACACGCTTTTGAACTTGGCGTGTGCGGCGCCGAATCAGCAGATTGTCACCGCCCAAAATGCGGCGAATCTTCTCGCTCGCGCTTTGGGGCTTCAGGCGAAGCCGGTGGAGGAGGAGGGAAAGAGCGATGCCTAAGCGCAGGGTAAAAAACGGCCGCATGTTTGGTGTGGAAAACACGGGCAAAAAGTTTGGCGCAAACGGAATGTATGTCTTTGTTTACCTCGAGGACAGCAATGGTAAAAACGAGACGCCTTATTTGTTTACTCCCTCACAGTTAGAGGTGGCCAAATCCCGTGCGGAAAAGAATCCGGAGGACTTGCTTAAGAAACGCCGGTTCACCGATTGGTTGGACTGAGCGTGTCGTTTAAGCAGACACCACACCCCATCCTTCCGGAGTTTACGGACAAGGAGATGTTAAAAATCTCCGAGTCCAAGGGGATCGAGTATCTCACGGCGCTCATCGAGGAGCGGGAGATGGCCATCGACCTCTCGATCAAGGACCCCATGCACAGCGGGTTTGAGCTCGAGCCGTGGAAGCGCGGCCGGGAACTGCTCGAGGAGACGGATGAGCTGCTCATCCTTGGTGGCAACCGTGCGGGTAAGACCGACTTTGCCGCCAAGTATGTGGTTGAAACCATGTGCGCCAAGGAACGGTGCAATGTGTGGTGTCTGCACTCCACGCTGCCAAGCAGCATCGAGATGCAGCAGCCGGTTATCCGGCGCTACCTTCCGCCGGAATGGCGTGACATTGGCAAGCAGGGCAAGACAACCAATGTCCGGTGGACCGACAAGGGTGGGTTCTCGGATCAGGTGTTTATCCTGCCCAATGGTTCGCGCTGCCGGTTCCTGAATTATTCCATGATGGAATCGGTGTTTGAGGGGGGTGAGCTTGATTTGATCTGGGCCGATGAGCTGATTGGCTACGATCTGGTCAAGACGCTGCGCTTCCGCATCGCCACCCGCTCGGGCAAGCTGATCATCACTTTCACACCGGTCAAGGGGTACAGCATGACGGTCAAGGAATACCAGAGCGGGGCCAGGGTGTTGGAGAGCGCCGAGAGTGAGCTTCTTCCAAACAACGTGAACGTGCCCGGATGTCCGCCGGGCCACATGCCGTACACGCTTCAGCCGATCCGGCGCAACGCCAAGATGATCTGTTTTCATTCCATCTGGAATCCCTTTGGCGGATACCATAACGTGAAGAAGATGCTCGAGGGCAAGAGCTCGGAGGAGGTTAAGATCCGGGCGTATGGATGGGCGGAGCGGCTCGAGGGCAAGGCGTTCCCGAAGTTCAACGAGAACGTGCATGTGGTGCCTGCGGACAAGGTGCCGGGCAGCGGCACGCGCTACTGCTCGGTGGACCCGGCGGGGAGCAAAAACTGGTTTATCAAGTGGTACATCATTGACGATCTGAACCGTGTGTTTCTCTACCGGGAATGGCCCAACCGCCAGCAGTACGGGGAGTGGGCGCTGCCCAGCGACAAGCCGGACGGCAAGCCGGGTCCGGCGCAGACCGGGCTGGGCCTGAGTCTGGTCAGCTACAAGAAGTTGATTCTGGAACTAGAGGGTGGCGAGAGTATTTACCGGCGCATCATCGACTCGCGCTTTGGCGGTGCGGAGGTGCCGAGCGCAAAAAGTGGCATGACGCCCATCATCATGCTCGAGCAGGATGACACGGACGAGGAGGGGAACATGATGGCGCCGGGCATGGTGTTCTTTCCGGCGCCGGGCGGGCAGATCGAGGACGGGATTCAGGGGATCAACGACATGCTCGACTACGACGAGAGCAAGCCGGTGAGCATGATGAACGCGCCGCGCTACTACATCAGCGAAATGTGCGAGCAGTCGATCTACGGCTACGCCGAATACACCGGGCTGGACGGCCTTAAAGGGGCGCTCAAGGACGTGATCGACCCGGACCGGTACATGTTCAAGGACGGGATTCACCACTTCGATCCGGTGGCCTTTGCGGCGACCGGCGGGGATGCCCCTGATTATTAAGATGAAAAACACAGTACAAAGCATATTCGATGCGCTCTACTCTGCGGCTCAACAGGCGAGCAAAAGGGTTGAGGGGGATTATCTGTCAAAGTTAAAGGCGGATTATTTTAACAAGGACGGTACGCCCAAAATGGCCCCCCTGATTTTGTCGGGTAAAAAGGTTGAGGTTCCTCTTTTTACACTGGTGCCCCACAACGCATTAAAAATCTCAGAAGTAGAAATAGGGTTTGAGTTAGACTTGAATCATGATGATGATGAAGCTGTCGGTTGCCTTGGTAAGCGGCGGGATAGCAAGATGGCACAAGTTAAAATAAAATTTGTCGGTACGGACAAGGCCGAGGGGCTGGCCCGTATTGGCGATAACCTAGTCAAGTTAATACCTACAATATAAAACATTATGCCCGGAGCAGATGATGCACAACTGAAGGACTTTCAAGGATTGCCTATACAATCCCTGATAGTGGACCCCCTAGTGAGTTCGGCCAAAGGCCAACGTGACCTTGCAATGGTGACGCTGGACTTTATCAACGAGTTCGGATTTGAGGAAGATAAGGACACCAAGCAATTAAAAGCCAGGACAGTTGACGTTGAGATAGAACGATTGATCGAAGGTAAATCTGCACCACTGAAGCAGACGTTAAAGATGCCGCTCATCAGCATGGTGACAATCCCCAACCTTTCAATTCAGGATGTGGAGATAGACTTTACTATGGAAGTCAAGTCTCACACTGAGAAGCACAGTGAAAAAGGCGACACGCAAGTTGATGGAACTGATAACAAGGCGTCTGGCGGTGGCAGTGCTTCCTTCTGGGGTGTGAGTGTCCACGCGGAAGCCTCGCACGAACACACGCACACGGGCACGGTCACATCCAAGTCGAGCAACACACGCACGACGGATTTCAGCGCCAAGTATGACATCAACGTGAAGGCGCAACAGAATCCACCGGCTGAAGGAATGAGCCGGTTCACGCAAATGCTCGCCAGCGCAATGGAACCGGTCAATACCCAAGCACCCAAATAGTTTAGGTGGAATGACGCTGCAATAACGTGGCTCACCACCTTCCCTCCCCTGAGCTGGGTAAACGGAATGGGGGGGGGAGAATTTTCATTTTGACCCCTTGACGATATTGCGTGGAAACGTAATATCAGCCCTGTGAAGAGCAAATGAAGCAATTCAACGAGTTGCCGCTTCTGTTGCGGATGGGTGCCGTCACCCAGCTATTAAAGGCTGGCAGATCGACCGTTTACCGTTTGATCGACCGTGGCAAACTGGAAAGCGTTCAATCTCGGGGTGGCCAACAACAGG